GCTGTTTGTGGCTGTTGTACAGTGTGCTGTTCATCCTTATAAGGATTGAAAGGAAGGCCGTTTCTGGCGTAGTCCTTGCACATTGCCTTAGTGATCTCTTTCAGCGGTGTGCCCTGGCTTGAGTAACATGTACATCCGCTTTTGCCGCCATCAACGCAGCCGACAGGGTACTCAAATGTTTTGACTTGGCGTACGCCGTTGTAGATGGGTTTGCTTTCGGGTTTTTCGACGAGTGTAGGTACAAAATCTTCAGGTTTGAGATTTTGCCCTATATCGGCAGTCGCAGGACTAGTTTTTGGTTCTACGCCATCTACATCGGATGCGGCTATTGTTGACGTTGTTTGCTGTTCATCCGCGCTAAATCGTTTGCTCATGTTATTTATCGTGTAAAGCGTGAAGCCTATTAAAAGGGGAATAAACAGGACAACGAATATCAGGCTTTTGGGAATGCGACGTTTCGGCTTAGTATGCACTTCAGCAGACTTGTACATGCCAAAAGACTTTTTAGGAACTACAAACGTCCGCTCAATGGCTTTGGCAATATTTACGCTGCTATCGGGCTGGTCAACGCATTCGTTCCATTCGTAAAGCTTACGTCCCACTGGCTTGATTGAAACGTGCATATGCCTTTGAACGAGCTTTCTTACGAAACTATCAAGATAACTTGGATGTTGAGTAATCAGGACAATATCTAAACCATGATGTCGATGTAATGCCAAAGCTTCTATAAATGGAGGTACTTTTGAAGCTGCTGAACGTGTGCCCATCAGCCTTTGCACTTCGTCTATGATGACGAGCGAGCCATAAGGGAGAAAATCTTGAAATGGCTTTTCTTTAATTTGTTCATCTGTAAGTTCTTCATGTTCTACCTTCAATTCAGGAATGCCATTGACGAACAATGGACGTTTTTTCTTTACGCCGTCTTTGTCGGTAAAGTGGGTGTAGCTTTCGTCTGTCATCAGCATATTAACAACAGATGCAGTTTTTCCACTACCCGGAACGCCAGTTTGTAAAATAATCATTTAGCTTTTCCCCCTGGAATAAATGACAGTTTACTGATACTTTGCATAGCAACGTTAAATGCAAATGCACCGAATATCAGACCTAATGCATGGCCGAAACCTGCCATCATGACAATTTGAAGAATGTCTGATGGCATTGAGTTGAACTGATTTTTTACGTAGTCTTTTATAAAACCTAAGCCAACTGTAAAACCTGTGAAGGTTACAAAACTAATGCCAAGGGCAATAAATACTTTTGCAACAATATAGGTTAATAGTCTTTGTAATATGGCAAAAAATGCAGCTTTCATGCTTTAGTCCTTTCTACTTGAAAACATGATAAACGCTGCTGCTACCGCTGCGATACCAATCACAAGAAAGCGTATCATTTGGGCAAAATTACAAATCATGTCATATTTAAATTCCATGGTTATGCCCAAATAGGTTGCAGTTCGTGGAGCAGGGCAAACACCATTATCGGGTAGGAAGAAATCGGGGCTAAATGTTGTTTCGTTATTTGTATGAGGAATTTTGAAAGGTTCTTCTTGTTCCTCTACATCGCCTTTTTCTGAACAAGCTAATATGTCAGGGAAAACATTACAAAGTAAGCCTTTTGATTCTTCTTTCTTGTCATCTTTTTTATCTTCTTTTCTTTTGTCTTTATTAGATGGATCATCATCCGGATCAGGTTTATCATCTGGACGTTTATCAGGCTTATCATCGGAATCAGGTTTATCATCCGGCTTTTTATCAGGCTTTCCATCAGGATTAGGCGCAGGATCTGGATCAGGCTTTGTATTGGGTGCTTCAGATCCGCCCGGTGTCAAATCAGGACGCTGTGTTGTTGCAACATTTGCCGTTGTATTGCCTTTTGAATCTTGACCGAAGGTAATGGTAATTTGCACCGGCTTGCCATTTTCGGGAGTTACAGGGCCAATGGTTACGACTGTTCCGGAAGGGACTTTAATGTTTTCTTTATATTCGGGTTTGCCAGTGCCTTCTACAAAGGGCGTTGGGTTTCCGTCAATAGATGGGGTCGCGATTTGAAGGAATTTTTCTTCTGTCAAAGTTTCACTATGTAGTCCATTTTTTGCACCATACCAAAAGCGCGTACCAGTACTAATTTGACATGAAACACCTAAACCAGCATAAAAACAAAATTGGAAATATGCTCCTTTGTACCTATCTTCTATAATTATTTTTGATGTTTTTTGAAAATCTTTTTCGACAAGAATTCTCATTAATTCTTCAGCGTCTTCAGCACTTTGACCGCCTTTACTTTTTGCTTTAATAATTGAAGAATCAATACCTACACACGAATTAACAGCACGGTCTTTTAAACATAAAGCATCTGGATAACCTTTTATAAATTCGCCTTGTTCTTGACTATATTCATAGCCTTCAGATTCCAATGTTGATTTAACAACCTGATAAGCATCATAGGCATATGAAGCAGCACCAACATAAGGAACAGCTTTTAATCCAAATTTTGCACCTGCTTTTACCAGGCCAAATGCGCCTTTAAGAACGGCTTTACGGGATACTTGGGCTTCCAACGTTACGGGGACAGTTGAGGCAGAGCGGAGACCGGTGGAGGCTTCACGGACGTGAAGTGATTTATCAAATCTTGAAACATATTCATGATGAAACTTAGGTCCATTATTATCAAGATACATCCAAGGGCGTATCCCATTCTGATTAAATCCGCCAGCCGGTACACGCATACGACCATTTTTTTCAACGTGTATATCGACATCAGCGAACGAAAAATTAAACCCTAAAAGTATAACGACCGTAATAAAAAGCCGTTGTAATATCTTCATCATAATGTTCAGACCACTCAAACCCATCTTTTGTGAAATTCACTTTCAGAATTGAACAATCTTCAAAAAATACAATTACTTCATCTAAGTAACTTCTGTTCAAATAATATTGCATTGCGTTTTTTGCAATCTCAATAAAATTATGGAACGGATACAAATTTTTCAAATTGAATAATTCAGTCATAAACACATGACACAATTTTTCATTTGAATAATTAGGATTCGTATCTTTTTTAAATCTCAATTCTTCTTCTGAAATATAAAACATAATACTAACTTTCGTAATGGTTGCTGAAAGTTAGATTATATCGCTTCTTCATTAAAACGAACCATAACCACTTGCTATCATGTCTTCAACCGTACTATCTTCGGGCATAAGACCGGCATCAATCAGAAAAATTAAATAATCCTGATGTTGGTCATAACCATCTGACCAAACCCTTTCCATATACTCTTCGTGCGTTTCATGATCAGAGTCAGGCTCCATAAAGTCACCGAAGCCATAATCTGCTCCACCATAACTAGCCCCTTGTTCATACTCAAAATCATCTTCCATATCACTACCTATTTAAAAATCATCCAGCCCACCACGACCGGAACAAACACACCAAGATAAAAATAAAAATCCATCATGGTTCTATCTCAATTTCTGCCATATCAACCTGATACCCCAAACCGCTGCCATGATGGCAACAACTGACCAGCCTATATAGGATCCGTCCTTCATGCTGTCTATCGGGTTACATTCTGGCAATTCAGCTTTTAAAATCTGCTCCCCATATTTCCAGCCAAACTTAGTAAAATTAAGCTGATATAACTTTCCGTCATCGCCAATTTTGGGAGGCACTAAACTGAAATAGACGTTTTCGGCATCCTGACGGGTTGCGTAACAATTATTTCCGACTTGGTAGCCCATTATTTAAATTCTCATGTCAATTAGTATTCAGACGACCTTTAAGGGGTCGTCTGAAATATGCCTCAAATTAGCGCAATACGCGGCGGATCAGCTGGATAGCGAAGATTGAAGCGATAATACCCAGTACGATGGCCGCAACGGATAATGCGTCAGTCTTTGCAGTAGCCAAGTCGGTTTTAACGCTTTCAGGTACTTCGGCCAATGCTTGAGTAGCAAAAGCCAGAGGAGCAGCGGCAACAACGGCCAGTTTTGCGCCGTATTTACGGCAAGTGTTCATCAATTTCATGATGTTTTCCTTAACGAAAT